AGCCCCACCACGCGCCGACACTGGCGCAGATGCGATCCAGCAGACTGGCGGTCGTCTCTTCGCCGTCCACGACGATGCCGATGGACCCGGCGTTATTCTGGTTCAGCGTCGTGAAGTCAGCGGCTACCCAGTTCGTCACCCCCTTCTCGGTGAGGATGCGCTGGATCAGTCCGGCTGCGGTGTTCTGGAGGTGGTCCCATTTCTCGACCACCGATACCGACAGCGTATTGATGGGTGTGGACCCCAGCCGTATCAGCCCCAGCGGGGGAAACGCCCGCCACTGGCCTGCGGGTGGGTCAAAGGCGTAGAGGTCCGACAGGCTGTTGTAATCGCTGGCCTTGGTCAGATACGCGCCCCCGTCAAACACATTCAGCACGGCATCCACCGCCTGCTCGTTGACTTGATAGATCAGCTTGGCGGTGTTGACCAGCACCGGCTGCATCAGCGCGATGCGGCCAAAGAGGCGCGGCTTGATTTGGTCCTGGATGTCATCGGGCGTGCCTTCCACGCCGAGCGGTAGGGCGTTGCTGCCCGCATACTTGACGGTCGCAAACGGCTGGTCCAGCGTGATGGCCTTGTCGCGTAGCCGAAAGCTCAAGCGGTCCTTCTCAATGCCCAGCATTTCAATGGTCGCCACCAGAATGGTCTGGAAGCTGGCATACGTGCCATCGCGGTCGCCCCACTTCAGCGTCAGGGTGCGTCCGTCGAAGAAGTCCTCACCCAACGCGGCAATGGCGTTGTCGGGATTGAGAAGCGTCAGTTCCCCGAACGACTGCCCGGTGCGGCCTGATAGGCCCGACATGGACCGGCTGAACGTCGCCGGATTCTCCATGCGCGGCGTGTAGAAATCCCCCGCCTTGTCAAAGCCTGACCCACTGGCAAATAGCCAGGTCTTGGTCGTCTCGGTCGCCGGGTCATACGCTTCGATTTCCGCGAGGAAGATATGCGTGAAGCGGCGGACAAAAAACGCCTTATCCGCTGGCGCTTGATCCAGCAGGAGGCGATCCGACGCTTCGGTTAAGAGCCGGTCGGTGGTTTCGAGAAGGAGGTAGAAGGACATACTTCGACTTCGCTCAGTACAAGTTATTCAGCCGCCGCTTCCTCAGGCGGGCTGATCTGGCCCTGGGCTTCCTGCTGGACCGCCTGGATCAACTGGCTGACTTCTGCAAACGGCTTGGTGCCGAGATAGGCCAGCAGGTTATTGACCAGGTTCGTGGATAAGCTGATTTTTTCGGGCATGGTTTATTCCTCTTCGGATGTTTCAGTGATTTCAGGTGCCGGTTCAACGACCGGGGGGATCAGGTTGACTGCGGAATCTCTCGCCAGCGCCCGATTGATATAGTCGGACAGCAGGGCCACATGCACCGTCGCTACCGGGATGGTTTCGCCGGTCAGTTCCAAGGTTTCTGGATCACGCAGTTCAATCACGCCCTCCGGGTCAATCGTGTAGCCCAGATTGCCGACAAATTGCTTGATCTGTCCATCATTGAGGTTAATCACCTGCTCTTCGTCATACCGCACCGTCGGCAGTTCGCCTAGTGGGTTCAGAATCAGGATTTGATACGCTCGTTGCCATGCGACACCGGATACGTCAGTTTCTTTGTAATCGGCCATTGTTTTATCCTCTTATAACGCGCTAGTAATCGTTTCCCACCCTGCTGAGGTGCGAACTTTTAGTTTATTGATGGACGAGTTGTAATAGACATCACCCGTTTCTGCACCTGACGGGTCCGCTGATAAAGGCACAAATCTGACTTGCCCATTCGGTTTTACCGCGAACCTAGCCGTTCCGATATTAGTTGTGTTGTTTGCAGCCGTGACGAAACCTATACTAGTAGCCGCAGTAAAACTGCCTGTACCACCGCCAAAAGTAATAGTGTTATCAGTGCTGTTACTTGATGTAAGGATTACACCGAACGGTTTTTGTGCATTGGTATAGTGCACTGATGCAATTCTGGCTAGTTTGTGTGTCGCATTTGGGCGATTTGTGGTGTTTTCGCCAGCACCGATGACCATCGTATAGGCATTAGTGGAGTTACCTGCGTAACTTATGTCTAGTTTTCCCAGCGGCGAAGCCGTCCCAATCCCCACATCCCCACTACTATTGACCACCAGCGCATTCGCAGTCGTGGGGTCGAGGCTGATGGCGCTGCCTAATTGAAAAACCCCCGCCGCTGTCAGGGTCATCGCTTGGGTGAAACTTATCGCACTACCTGCAGTGCCGTAGGGGGCTGTGGACCAACGATGTGCGCCGTTAAATTGGTCGTAGGTGGCTGCGGGGACTGTCTGAGCGTATAACGCATTACCAGATGCGTCGTATTTTGTATTTGAGTTTAACTGGATAAAGCTGTTTGCCGCTTGCTGTGTAATGCCGTTTCCAGTTCTTGATGAATTAGATGCTAACTCAAATGTCCTAATAGTGGTCGAAGCATTTGTTGGCGTTACTCCCAGTCCGAGGTTGCCTGACGCATCCTTGTAAATCTGGTTAGTGCCGATAGCTATAACACCCGTGCCGCCCGTGAGCGTGCCGGTGTAAGCAAGATTGGTAAAAGTACCCGCCGCAGGAGTTGTGCCGCCGATAGCAGGAGGCGAGGCGAGGTAGGTTGAGAAGCCCGTGCCGGAGACAGTGGATGAGGCTGAGAGGGTAGTGAATGCACCTGCGGCGGCGGTCGTCCCGCCTATCGAAACCGCGTTCAAAGCCGATACGGTCGATCCCAAGGCCTGCGACGTTGCCCCGAAAGTAATGGCCGAGTTGGTCAGGCTGGAATTGCCGATGTTGGAGAGCGTGTTGCTGCTGCCGGAAATCGTTTTGTTGGTCAGCGTTGCCGTGGCGCTGTTCTTCGTCGCGTCCGAGGTGTTATCGACGTTGCCTAAACCCGCATCCGCTTTGGTAAACCCCGCCTTGACGTAGGTTTTGACCACCGAAGCATTCGTCTGCTTCGTCTCACCGTCCTGCACCACGGCAAAGTCATCCGCGTCAAAGATCGTGGTCGCGGCATTGAGTTGACTGATTTTCTTGTCGGCCATCGGTTCAGGCTCCTACGTTAAAGCGTTGAGTGCGTTCCATCTTGCTCAGTCGGGCTTCCATGCCGGACAGCTTGTCGATGATTTGCGGGTTGGCATTCGATTGCGTGACGACGACGGCCCGCATCTCGGCCTTGAGTTCGGCAATGGCCTGAACGATCTTGCCGTCATTGCCACCGCGCAGGGCATCGCGGGTTTCGTCGGCGGTCATCACCTGGGCGGGGCGCTCGAAGCGGACGATCTCCGGGCCTTGTTCACCCACCAGGGCGAGACCCGCTTGGGCATAGCCGCCCTTGGCATATTGCGGAATGGGGATGGCACTCAGCCCGTTGCCCATGAGGATGCTGTTGAGGGCTTCCAGCTGCGCCTGGTTGAGCCGGGTTCCGGCTTGCAGCGCGGCAAGTTGATCCTGCGCCATCTTCAGGGCGGCGTCGGCTTGTTCCTGCGCTTTCTGCTTGGCTTCCTCGGCTTGCTTGGCGGCTTCAATGCGTGTGAGTTCAGCCAGTTCAGCCAGCTTGCCCAGATCGCGTTCAGCCGCTTCCCGTGCCGCCCGCATGGCTTCGTTCTTGTTCGGGTCGGATAGGTCAGCGATGGCCTGTTGAGTCTGCTTCTGCGCTTCCTCAATCTGCTTCTGTGCGGCCTCGCGGATCGCGTCGGTGGCCTTCTGGCTGGCCTCGCGCATGGCGTCGAGGTTGTCCTGCTGGGATTTACGGATTGCGTCGAGTTGATCCGCCTGAATCTCGCGGATGGCATCCAGGCGCTCGGCTTGGCTCTCGCGCAGCGCATCCAGCCGCTCGGATTGGCTTTCGCGGATGGCATCCAGCTTTTCGGATTGCAACTCGCGCAGCTTGTCCATCTCTTCAGCCTGCGCTTCCCGCAGCAGGTCGATACGAGACTGGATGGAATCGGGATCGGGGGCTGACATGCCGCCAATAGCGGACATGGCATTCTTCACGGCATCAAAGGTGTTGGCATACTGCGTGCCGGAGCCGTAATACTGCTTGCTGGCTTCAAGGTAGGCATCCGACGCACCGGACAGCTTCTGCATCGCATCGGCATCGCCGCCTTGGGCGCGGGCGAGTAAATCCTGATACTGCCGCTGGGCTTCGGCCAGACGTTGTTCAGGTGACAACGGGCTGTTGCCACCTAAAGCCATGCCGCGCACATAGTCCTGGATGCCTTTGATCGCGTCCCGCAGTTTGTTAGCCGCATCGAGTTCATCGCCCAGCGCCTTCAGTTGAGCATCGTGGGCTTTTTGCAGCGCCTTCTGCTCCTGGTCGAACTGCTTCTGAGTCAGCTTGTTGGCCGCATCAAAGGCTTTCTGTTCGGCCTTGATCTCGGCATCGAATTGCTTCTGCGTCAGCTTGTTGGCCGCGTCGAATTGCTTCTGCTGTGACTTGATGGCGGCTTCGTCACTCTTCGACTGCGCCTTGATAGCCGCTTCCAGCCGGTCATTCTCGGCTTCGATAGCGGCGTCGGTCGCGGCGTTAATCGCGTCGATCTGCAGCTGCAAGGCGGCGTTGAGCTTCTCGGTCTCGGCGGCGATGTAGGCTTGCTGTGCTTCCTGAATGGCGGCGACTTCGGCGTTGTATTTCGCCATCACGGCTTGCTGGGCGGTATTCAGCAGACCCACCTCGACACTGACATCCCGCGCTCGGCCATCGGACAGGCTGGTGATGTAGGTGTCGATAGCGCCGAAGGCGTTGTTGCGGTCAGTGCTGGCAAGTCCGAAGACGGCTTGCGGGCCTTGAAGCTGGGCAATCTGGCTGGCGATAGACTTCTGCAAGTCCAGCACGGACTGGAGGCGTTGCTGGGCCTGCTGGATGGTCTGGACGATGCTGTTGAAGATATCTTCCAGCGTCGAACCCATGGCTAGACGGGCATCATCGATGATGGCCTGCTTCTCCAGGGCGACGCGGGCGATCTCGGCGGCTTTATCCATGCCCTCCTTGGCCATGATCTGCGCCAGTTCCTCATTCAGCGCATTGAGTTCGCTGTTGAGGTTGGACCAGCGGGCAATCTTGGTCTTTAAGGTCTTGATGACTTCCTTGTTTTGCTTCCTGGGTGCCTTGGCCAGTTCGTCGGCCAGCTTGCGCTCCCAGTACGCCACCTCTTCATTCATCTGCGCCACGCCACCGAAGCGGGCCTTGATGCGCTTCATCAGGCGATTGCGCTCGGCAAACAAAGGATCACGCGCATCGCTGGCGGCATTGCCAATGGCGTCGATACGGGCTTGCGAGTCGCCGCTGACGCCCCCGATCAGCTTGCCGAAGTCGGTGCCGACCTGTTTGATCTGGTCGCTGATGGCTTTGAATGGGTCGAGGATGGCGTCGTATTTGTCGCGGATGGCTTGCGCTTCGTTGGCCACCTGGGCAAAGGACTCGGACAGGGCGATCATCTGGCCGAAGAGTGTCTTCCCGGCGTCGGTGCTTTGGTCAATGCCACGAATCATGGCGGCGAAACCTTCCTTACTGGATGGCATGACTTGCCCGAACTTGCCGAACTGCTCGGCCAGGACGCGCACATCGCCCGCGTAACGGTCAGCCTCGGAGACAAAGTTCTCGTTGAAGGCTTCCATCGCGGCATTGAAGGCATCTAGCCCACCCGCCGCGTTAATCATGGTGCGGTCGAGGTTGCTGTCACCGATGCCAGCGGTCTTCATTTTGTCACTGGCCTGGATCAGCTTTTTGTAAGCCGCAATAATGTCGTCCGCCTTGCCAGTCAGTTCGTTGACGTACTGACGAACCCCTACCGCAAGCGTTTTTTGTCCGGCCAGCGTCTGCCGCACGATTTCTGCCGCAACATCGCCCTGCTTATTGATGATCTGGGTGTACTTGATAGCAGACAACCCAAGGCGCTCCAGCTCTCCCTGAGCGCGATTAACACCCTCGGCCAAACGCCAAAATGTCTGTGCGTATCCTTCGCCTACTTGCTGGAATGACTCAAGCCCAGGCATGAATGCCGCTGCCATCTTGTCGGACAAATTGCTCATGATGGCGGCGAGTTGTTTCTCCATATCATCGCCGCTCAGTCCTTTCAGCGAGATAATGCCTAGATCGACAACGAAGGTGCTTAAACGCTTCTTAAAATCATCCGCCGTCAGGCCGAACGTCTTGCCGCCTTCAACCAACGCAGCTGAAATACCAATGATGGTTCGTTCAATCTGCTTGCCGGGGCCGGTAATGCCATCCAGCAGCATCTTCGAATCAACCCCGTTGCGGTTGTTGCTGACATAGGCCACACCAGAATCCATGCCCATCTTGAAGATGTCCGACAATAGTGCTTTTGGAAACGCGATACCCCAGTCAGAAATTGATTTGTTTTCGTTAATACCGGCATAGCCTTTGCCGCCATCAGCCATGCCCGCAGCAATGCTTCGGAAGTTCAGCAATGCGGCATTGGTAGTGCCTTTAATGGAAAGCTCAATATTCTCCAGCGCCCTGAGCATGGCGGCGGAATATGTCAGATCGTTGCTGCTGTTGTCTCGAATAATCTCAAGGGATTTGGCAATGGACTCCGACTTTGCGTTGGCATCGCCCAGCACCGTTCCGGTCCCGGCCAGCTTTTGCCTGTTTTCGGAAGAGTTTGGGTCATTGCGGGTACCTCCGCCGCCTCCTCCAAAAGCGCCGATGGCTGATCCGATCAGGCTTGCCACCATACCGGCCATGGCGATCATTCTCGGTATGGCTGAATAGGGGTCGCCGCTGGCCTGATTCAGAATGGCCTGAATACCCAGCGCAATGTTCGTGACTTGGGTCGCCATTTGCAGTGCCTGTTGAGCCACAGCCATGGCTTTGTATCCAGAAGTGCCGTCCTCGTACATGTTCCGCATGGCGCCGGCTACATTGCCGAGCATGTCAAACGTCGCGCCGAGGGTTTCTAGCTGGCCTTTCTGCTCTGCGCCGAGCTTTTTGGCTTCATCGTCACCCGACTTGGCAATCGTAGCCTTTCTGTCTCGGTCAATTTGCTTGAGTCGCTTGTCATACAGCGCCATGGCTTCGGATACGCCAGCCAGCGACTTGCCCATCCTGCCAAAGGCTTCCTCATAGCTTTTGGCGTACTCAATCATGCGTTGGGCCGCTTCGTCCCATGCTTGATTGAGCCGAAGTTGTTCATCAGCGACCGACTGCTCCTGACTCTTCTTCTGCGATCCCGTCAGTTCATCCACCGCCCCTTTCAGCGCCTGGGTCGAAAGGATGTATTGCTGCATCCGCGCAATCTGATCCGGCGATATCAGTTCCGGCAGGTTGCCGGTGGACTGATAGTAGTCATTCAGCAGGGCCAGCTGGTCGGCATTGGCCCCCGCCTGCTTGGCGGCGGTCAGGCGGTCGAGAATGTCGGCTTGGCGCTGATAAGCCTGGATGATGCCGTCGATGGCGGTGACTTCGTTGCGCTTGAGATCGGCGGATTGCTTGGCAAATTCGTTGACCTTGCCGGCGGCGGTGATTTCTGCTTGGGCGCGGTTTTCGGCCAGCAACAGCAAGTCGTTATCGGCAGCACGGATGGCCTGCTTCAGCTTGAATTGATCGTCTATGCTGACGTTGTACTTGTCAGCCTGGGCCAGTTCAGCCTGATAGGCTTGCTTCTTGGCTTCCAGTGCCTGCTGCTGGGCGTCGTATTCGGCCCGCACCATCTCCAGCGCCTGGGCGTTGTATTCGGCGGCTTTGGCTTGCGCGGCTTCGATAATCCTGGCCCTGTCCTCGTAGGTCTTGGCCCCGGCCAGTTGTTCAGCGGTCAGACGGGCAGCGGCTTCGCGCTCCTGATCCATCGCCGCCAGTCGGGTCTTGATCTGCTCGACCTGAACCTTGGCGTATTCCTCGGCCCGTTTCACCTGATCGTCCTGATGGGTTTTCAGGCGATTGAACGCGGTGCCGAGTTCATCAGCCTGGTCTTTGGCGGAGGTGAAGGACTCACCCTGCGCGCCGAGGACATTCTGCCACTTCTCATACAGCGCCCCGACCGAGACGACATAGTTCTGCGTCTCTTTGAACGGCGGCACGCCACCGAATTTCTGCACGTTGCCGGGGCCAGCGTTGTACGCTGCCGCCGCCAGTCGCAAGGATTTGAACTGCTTTTCCTGCTGGGCCAGGTACATGACCCCGCCCTTGATGTTGTCGTTCAGGTCGTTGAAATTGACGCCCAACTGCTTGGCGGTGCCCGGCATCAACTGCATGACACCCCGCGCACCCACAGCGGACTTGGCCAACTGGTTGAAGCCGCTTTCCTGCTGGGCAATCGCCAGCGCAAAGGCGGGATCGACCTTGTAGGCTTTGGCCGTCTCGATGACAATTTGAGCGACGGCTTTTTGCTTTTCAGAGAGCTTGGTCATGGCCAGCGCGGCATCATTGGCCCCGCGTTTTACGCCGTCGAAGAATTGTTTTTGCTGCTGTTTCCTAGACTCCCATTCTTCCTTGCTGATGGCCTCGTTCACATCTGGCTTTGAAGCTGACGCCGCATTGATTGCAGCTAACTCCTGTTCTGATGGTGTGCCAAAGATGCCACGAGCAGACCGATTGGCATTCATCTCTTCAATGGCTTTTGCCCGCTTGGTGAGCTTGTCAAAGCCTTCTATTATGAGCGCCCATCCGCTGACAACCTTGCTGATTGGCGTCATCAACGTGTCCATGTTTTTGGCAATCAAAGACAGCGATTCAGCCAGTTCTTTTGATGAGCCAGAGGCTTGATCGGCCCTGCCTATATAACTGGTAAAGGCGTTTTGGATCTGCTGAAACGCGCCAGATATCGTGACCGGCATCTGGGTATATTCACGCTTGATGGCGTCCGACTGCGAAAGGATGGCATTGACGACCTTATCGGCAGTCAATTCACCCTGCGCGGCCATTTCTCTCAACGCGCCGATCGGTACATTCAGCCCATCGGCCAGTGCTTTGGCGAGACGTGGCGAGTTCTCCATCATCGAGTTGAACTCGTCGCCCCGAAGGACGCCGGAGCCGATGGCCTGGGCAAACTGGAGGATGCCCGCCGCTGCACTGGAGGCATCGGCACCGGAGATGCGGATGGACTTACCGACCAGATCGGTGATGGCCAGGGTGTCGGCTTGGGATCGGCCCAGATCACGCATCGACGTGGCCAGCCGCGAATAAAGCTGCACGGTTTCCGCCAGCGGCGTCATGTTGCGCTGACTGATTTCAAACAGTTGTGACTGGGCAGCGGCAAACTCTTGGGTGGACCCCGAGACGAGTTTGAGCTTGGCGACGATGCCGGAATAGGCATCGGCGGTCTGAATCATTTGACGGGCTGAAAAGGCCACTCCCAATCCCGCCAAGGCGCGGCCCGCAGTGGTTGCCGCGTTGCCAAGTCCCTGAGTAGCTTTTTCAATGCCGCCGAGACTCTGCGCGGCTTTTTTTGAACTATTGCCGACCTGCTCGATATTCTTGACGACCTTACCAATGTTGGCTTCGGCATTTCTGCCATCTGCCGTCAGGGTAATCCCAAGGTGCATCGATGAGTTCATAAAGACCCTACTTCTTGCTCGGCTTGTTCAAAATCGGCAGTGCCGCTGATTCCATGATTCGCAGTCCGTCAAATATCTCGCCGGCCTTCTTCCAGTGCCCCATCATCCGCAGCGTCGATTCCATCGCCGGGTAATCCAGCCCGTGCCAGATCATCTGCCCGGACATGGCGGGAATTTCCCGCCGCCATTGCGTCTGAAGTGCCAGGAACACCATCAGCGTGTCCCAGTTTTCCTCCCAGACCTCACATTGGCCGTCGTCTTCCACCTGGCTTTCCAGCGTGTCATGGATGACCTCCTCGGGTGCGCCAAAGGCCCGCATGGCCTCGGCCAGATCGTCGTTGCCGGCGTGCGGTCTGGAAGGCGCGGCCCAATGGCTGGCCGCGTCCTCTAGTTTTTTCGCTTGCCGCCCCCGAGAGTCGCTTCAAAAAACGCGGCGACAATCACGCTGGCCGCGTTGGGGTAGTTGTTCAGCATCAGCCAGACGTTAGCGCGGTTGAACGGCAAATCCTCCGCACCATCCGCTTCAGAGACGTGCCGCCAGCCCTCTGCAATGTCCATCACATAGTCGGTGTCCCGTTCCAGGCTATCGACCACCACTTCCGATTCCGTCATCTGCTCCTGGGCCTTTTGCAAGTCGTTCAGTT